TACCGTTTTTGGCTTACTTTCAGCGATTTGATTTTCTGTTTTTACTGGTGCATTCATCTTCTAATCCTCAAAACTTAATTGATACATGTGGCACTTCACCTTTGTGAATCGCCTGTAAAATTTGTTTGCCCAATTCTTCTGAAACACCAAGCTTCACAAGACCTTGAAGCGCTTCATTACAGATTTTCTTTTTATGAGCTTTGTTTGCTTCACGTGCTTGCTGTTCTTTAAGTTCAGCATCCGCTTTTGCTTGAGCCTCTTTCTCAATACGCAAACGCTCAGCTTCAACCGCTTTTTGGCGATCAATTTCAGCTTGCTTTTCATGCTCTATAGCTTGTTGCTTTAATTGTTGTTCACGCAATTCAGCCTGTTCTTTTTCAAGCTTTAATCGTGCTTCACGTTGTTCTGCTTCAAGCTTTTCTTGCTCGGCTCTTTTGCGATCCGCAAGAGCTTTTGCTTCAGCTTCAACACGTGCCTTGTCCGCTGCTTCACGTGCAATTTTTTCGTCACGTTCTTTCTGCTGGCGCTCGATTTCAGCTTGGCGTAAGCGCTCTAATTCAGCACGTTCAGCCTCAAGAGCTTGAGTTTCAGAGAGTGCTTTGCGCAATTTTTCAAGTGTTTCAAATTTTGCAAGTTTGGCTTGCTCTTCGTACTCTTCATAAGGAGAATCAATTACCTTGTCATTAAGTGCTGCAATTGTTCCTTCAATCAGCGAAGAATATGCTGTGATTAAGAATTCGTTATTTGCAAAATGCTTAATTTCTTGAATAGCCGCTTCATGCTTAGCCACACGGTCTTTTTCCGCATTTTCCCAGTCTGTTAAAGGCTGACGAATGCGGTCACGCTCAGCATCCAATTCATCACGAGCAAATTTTCGATCAGCATCAATTTTGTTGGTAACAACCGTGTATTGCTCTTTGAGTTTTTTGCCCTCAGCATCGATTGCTGATTTTGATTGAGCAACTTTATAAGCTAGTGAGGTAATTTCCTTACGTCCTTTTGCAGTTGTCACATCAGGAACAATACTGCTCACTTGGACTTTAATTTGATCAACAATTGCTTGAATGCCATTCGCATTGTTGAATGCAGAAACAATCACATTTTGTTCTAATACTTGTAGTTCCATTATACTGCAACCCCTTTTAATTCATTAACTTTTTCTTCTTCAAAATGCGCTTTAAGCATTTCATTGAGTGCGTGAACTTGGCTATTTGTCAGTGCAAATTGAAGTCCATGAGCTGCAAAAATATCGTCATAATCTTCAACAACAGGACGGTGCCAAGTCGCTACTTCAAGCAAGTCATAATCCACATCAACATCATTTTGCGGATCACTTGTATTGTTCCAAGCAAGTGAACTTGTTGTTTGGTTTGCTTCAACTACAGCAGACACGTAACAAGCGCTGTAATTCGGTACAATCAGCGAGAAGTGGACTGTTGATCCTTTAATATCAGGCTCATCAGCAACTACAAGATTTTGAAAAGTAGGTGCTTCAGGAGCGTAATTAGAAAGCATATTCATTGTTGTGGCTCCTTAAACACTTTGCGTAACGCATCAACTACCTGTTTGATTTCTTCTAAGGAGCGCCATGCACCGTATTTAATAAAATCCCTATGTCTCTCCGCATCAGTGAAAGTGTTGCTGGTATATCCATGCTTGAATGCTGGATGAATAATGAAATACACATCACCCACCTTCGGCTCAAATGGCGCTGGCACTTCAATACCGTTTAAAGTGATGGTGCGAGGTTTGAGGCGGAATTTTCTATCTGTTTTAGTGAATGCACCAATTTGCCAATTACTCTCTACAGCCCACCAGACATTGCCATTCCAGTTTTCAACTTCCTCACCATTCGCCAAAGCAATCAGAGCTTCTTTTCCTGAAATAAGTTCCATACTCACCCCCTTACCAAAGCGATATAGAACATCGCACCGATCAAAAAGATGATGATTGAGCCAAGGAATACATCCTGGATAAATGCTCGCTTAACAATTTGTTCGATCGTCAGTAGACGTTGTGGTTTTTTGTGTGACATAATATTCTCACTCTTTGAGTAAAAGCCCTTTGATGTCGAGTCGTGAGGGCTTTTTTATTTAAAATTAAAAAGCTTTTTGAAATTGATTGATTAAGCAGATAAAGCATCCGCACTTTTCATCCACTGGATCTTCACCAACTTCCGCAGTTTTTACCGCTTCGCCCATTTGCTGATTTAAGCCAGTACCTTCCAAAACGTATTTCTCCATTGCTTGAGCGTGTTCAACTTGACCGTCTGAAAGCTTAAGGAGTTGTAAGCGTAAATTTTGAATTTCCATTTTTATCTCACTGAGAAGGTTTGTTTGTGTATGAGGTTTAGTTTACCAAAGGAAACTTTGTTGTCAACAAAAAGTTTATTTAAAGAAACTTTATTTTTATTATTGGAAACTTTATTTTTCTATAGGCAAAAGAAAACCCGCGTATAGCGGGTAGATTATTCTAGATTGCTAGTCATTAAAGTTTATCTTATTTGCTGCATCTTTGACGTGTTCAAGAGCTAAAGCATATGTAATTGCCCAATTAAATGCATCATCATCTTCATACATAAAATCAGCATCAGATTTCTTTTTCATTCTTATCTTAGTGATTTCAAGTGCTATTGATTCCATAACCTCTGGTGACATTAAATTCTCCTTAGCCTGCGCGCCAAAACTGACGACCAATTACTTTGAAATTCAGACCATTTAGCTCACTCACTTCACGATCACGATATTTTGGATTTAAACTGTGAAGGCTTAATTTTCCACCTTCTTCTTTAAATATCTGCTTTATCATGCCTTCACCTTCAAAATAAACAGCATAAATTTCGCCATCTATAATATCGGTTTGAGATATATCGATTCCCACCAGGTCACCATCATGAATAAAGTCAGACATGCTATCGCCTTTAGCTTTAATGATTCTCATGCTTTTTGGGTCAACATATTTCTTTTGAAAGAATGACGGGGGAAAAGGATATTTCCCATTAATAACATCAAAGTGAAACTCTATAGATTCACCAGTACCGCATGAAAAGTTTGCTTCCACTACATCAATCCAAATAAATCCATTTTCAATTTCATAGTCCACAACTGTTGGCTCATGGATATCATTAACATCGAATGAAGATTCTTCTTTTCGTGTTAATCCATGTTTATCCATAAATTCTTGCATATTAAAGTTATTTTTCTTTGGTTCATTCTCGCCAGTTAATAACCAGTCTTGTGATGTCTTAAGTACTTTAGCCAAGGGTGGTAAGAATTCAGCTTTAGGAATATTTGTTCCTGCAACCCATTTAGACACAGCACCTTTTGTGGCGCCAGTAGCTTCTACTAAATCAACTTGTCGAATTTTTAGCTCTGTCATTCTTTGAATTATTCGGTCGCTGATAGTGCTCATAAAAACATCCTCTTTAATGTTTCCTATAGTAAACAAACATATTGATTTAAAAATAAACTTATGGTTTACTAATGGAAACTAAAAGTTTATAAAGGTAAACCATGACAGTTGATGACTTAAAAACCCACTTTAGAGTTGAAAACGATATTCAACTTACTAAAACGATTCTTGGGGTCACTAGAGGAACCATTAGCAAATGGCGTCATAGAGGTATTCCTGTAGATACACAAGCAAGAATCCAAGTTCTAACCAAAGGCAAATTAAAAGCCAACCTACAAGCGCTTTCTGCTTAGGAACCACCATGAGCAAAGTATCAATTGAATTAAGCGCAAGAGCTAGAAATACACACTCGCTCGTTTTGCAATCTCTTGGAAGTGTAGTAAATGCCACTCTAGGAGAAGAAATAGGATTTGATGGTCCTTGGGTATCAAAGTTTAAGAACGACAAGAAAAACAATGGCTTGACTGATCTTGAAACGATTTGCCTTTTGTTGGATAAGCTTGGGTTGAAGATTATTCCTGAACAATATCAATGCTATGACAAGCAGCTGATTGATTCAATTTTCTTTTTAGCACGCCTCTCAATGAATAGAGCGTCTGAAATTAATGATTTTCAACACACGGCAATTGCACCGCGTTTAGAAGAATTTGGGTATTAAAAAACCACTGCCAGCGCGAACTGGAGTGGTTAGTAATTCATAACGAGATGGAAATGAATATGCATAAAATTTTAACAGACATTGAGCTACAGCGAAAGATTTATTTATTTC